CACGGTTTCCGTCGGATACCGAAAAGTCTTTCGTTCCATCCGCACTGTTGGCATAAGCAAGGTGCGTGTACTGTGTCTTTCCGTCTTTACCGTCTTTTCCCGGGATGCCGTTCGCTCCGTCTTTGCCATCATATCCATCAACACCACGGAACCGGCCCCACGTGTAGTCTGCCGGATTAGTGCTTTCAGTAGCCGTGTCCTTATTTGTCGCAATGCCGATATAGGTTGCCTGTGTCACCGTATAGATTTGCTCTCCGGCACTATCCAGAATCGGACTGCCAGCGCTATCTAACAGCGGCACATAATCCGGGTTGTCTGACATGTCAAGTCCATCCGGTCTTGTGGCGTATTTCATCCACGTATAAGACGACTTACCGTCCGCCCCTTTCGGGCCTTGCACCCCTTGATCGCCTGCAAATTTTGCCCATGTATACTTGCTCGGGTCGGTACTGTCAACACCGGAAAAGTCCGTATAAGTTCCGATATACTTATCCGGTGTTTTGCTCATCTGTGCCACCGTTGGGTTCTGAACAGGAGCATATCTAATATGCAGGTAGGTCGTCTTGCCATCCTGTCCGACACCCGGGATTCCCTGCGGTCCGGCGTACTGTTTTGCAATCGAGAACTGTTTTGATACGACAAGGTTATTCAGATATGCCGCCTTGATGTTCACCCATCCGCTGTCTGCGGTCAGCCCGGTGACAGTGTATGTCTTTCTCTCCTTGTTCCAGTTTCCCTGTATGTTCTGAGATTTCGTAATCGTATACGTACAGTTATCTGTGATATCCTGTGTGCCGTACATGACGGTCGCTGTTGTAGCGCACTCCGGGAACTCTGTATAGTTGCCGTCACTGTCAACCGGGATTCCCTGATAGTCGTTGTCGAGCTGCATGGTCATGTTTCTAGCCAGAGCTGCCATGTTCTCAACATCTTCAATCTTTTCATCAAGTGGTTTACCGCCAATCGTCACATAACTTCCGTCAAGGGTAACTGATCCGGTATCCATATCCGCTTCAAATATCGCATTTCCACTTTTGTCTCTTACGATGAGCGTTCCTGCGTTAATATAGTCGGCGTTGATGCCCTCTGCATAGAGCAGTCTGGTTATTAATTCGCCAGTCACCGCAAAGCCGTAAGGATACGTTTTTCCACCGTCAATCGACACAGCAAACGCCTCCGCTGTCAGTTTCCAGATTATGTTGGATTCTGCTATGGTTGCTTTGTTGTGCATATAGTATATGATACTGCCATCCTGCTGCGGCTCTTGTGTCATATACAGACCGCTTGAGGAATTGAGCGTTTCAGCTAATCTCCGTATAGCCTCTTCTCTTGCGGATGTTTCTTTTTGCACCATCTGACGTGCCGCAACTATAGCCTTTGTGCTGTTTCCGTAAAAGTCGCTGCTTCCCCTGATCGGATCATCGGCCTGTGTCTTAACTGTAGTCAGGCCGCCCACATTACCTGATACATCTGTCAGAGGAGTAAGATACTTGTTCCCTAATCGGTCGTAAGTGTGCACCATGTCGCCAAACTCGACGAGCGGGTTGTACACCAGATCACCCTCAAGATTCCGGAATCGTGCCCCTACGATCTGCTCGCCGATGATATTCGCTACTGTCTGAAGCTGATTGGTATCAATCAGCTCGTTCTCAAGTTCGAGGACGTATCCTTCCTCTCCGTACATGCCGGAATAATCAGTATCAGTATCGTCGTCTGACTGCCCGTTCGTTATCTTGATTCCGGTTATAACTATATCGTCACTAGAAAGTGTAGGTGGATTGCCATAGTCCTTTAATTCCGGTATATTTGTCCTTTCAAAGTCCCATTTTACGAACTGTAGATTTCCGGAATAATCAATCCGGGCGTTCGCAGATTCGACCATAGCCGCATATCCGAACAACTGGCGAAACGTCATACTGTCAGGAATCTTCCTTATTATAATATCGCCATGGTCCATAGTCAGATTCATGCCTATGCCGATTGTTCCGCAGGCGTCTCTAATAAGGTTAATAAGTGACTGTGGCAGTTTTAGTCCACTGGTGTATGCCTTGTTTGCCTTATACATATCATCCAGTGCCGTAACATTGATGATATCCGAGTACTGCTCCGGCGTAGTGACTGTATAGACTCCCTTGTCAATGGTTTCAATGATGTCTTTTGTGGCTGCCTGTGTTGCGATGATAGGGTCACCGGTGCTATCCAAAATCGGATTATAACTTTCATCTAACAGTGTGCTTACAGATTCCGGCGCCGCATGTGACGTCTGGAGCTTCAGATAAGCATGAATCTTGGCTCCGTAAAAGTTGTAGTTCTTCCACTGCTCCTGATCATTGTTGATATTCAGAGTCAATGTTTTACAGATAGTAGCGCCGACCGGAAAACTGCTGCTTTCCGCGCAATCGGAAAACCTGTTATCGCCGTTCATGATATCCTTATCAATAGTCTTTTTTGTTCCGTCAGGAAAGGTGATATCCACTACCATTCTGACTGGCTCACCAGCTTCAAGCTTTTCTCTAAATGCGTTGCTTATGTTAATCACAGTGGATTCACCCCCGTCATATTAAACTCTAGTGATGATAGTATTTTTCTATCATCTGATAATTCTCCGATAGCTATGTTTTGTGTCTGCCCCACATAGAACGGTGCATCACGCCAAGCCCCGTAATACGGCGAAAAATAATGAAGCGTAAATTTATATCCTTTCGCTACCATCTGTAAAATCTTAGTTGTTTCTGTCATTGGGATATCGCTACCCTTGTATGTATATTGTTCCACAGTGAACATCGGCGTAAAGTATCCTACACCATACTGTGTCCTCTGGCTTGATTCCGTATAAGTCGTGGCAAAGGAGAGCGCAAGGTCTTTGTCCGGTTGCCAAATGACTGATCCGTTGATTTTGTACTTTTCCATAACGCCCTCCTTTCTATGCCATCTCAAACGGGTTTCTGCCGCTTGTGTCTCGTCTCATCTGCGCTTCTTTCATTATTTCGTCAAACAATGTCCTGCGGTTGATCTGAGCTGTAAACCGGTAGCTTCCGCCACCCGCCTGCCGTCCTGCTGTCTCTTCCCGGACAATCTTTCTGAGTAGAGCTTCCGGCGTCTCGATGTTATTACCCTGCTTCTGATCGCCTAAGACCGCAAGGAACTCGTTTTTTGGTGGGATAACTGCACCTTTTGCCAGATACGGGACTGTTGGAACTCGCGGAAAAGTAGCTCTGAACCCGATAGTTTTTGAGCCGAATGGCGTTGGCACTTTCCATGGCCCGAATGAGAATGCCGATTCAACTGCGCTAATAGCCCCATTCACTTTACTGATGGCACCGTTTACAACACTTATGATATTGTTCAGAACAGACCTAATAGCATCTCTCATTCCATTAAATACATTGGCTACAGTGTTTTTAGCGGATGTGAATTTATCAACAATAGCGTTCTTGATTCTTTCAGCAAAACCACTAACGGTAGACCATATAGCATTCCATTTCTGATGTACACTGGCCTTTATGTTTCCCCAGATGGTCGTCATTTTGGTAGCTAGGCCTCTGAGTTTCTTTCCAATATCCTCAACAAAACGTCTTGTTTTATTAGAAATCCAATCCCATACCTTTCCAGCCATTTTTTTGATTTTGTCCCAGTTCTTGTATAGCAAAACGCCGATTGCTATAGCTGCGCTGACCGCAAGGACAAAGACTCCACCTGGTCCGATAGCTGTTGCAATAGCTTTGATACCACCCTTGATGCCACCCGTACCAGTCATTAGTGCGATAAGCCCCTTTGCGGCCATAGCGATTCCAGACACACTCTTAATAACTCTCGATGCCAATCCTGCAATCTTTGCTGCCGCGAACGCCCCAATCAGAGCTGCACCGAACGCTTCAATGATTGATTGATGGTCTGCAAAGAATCCCACTAAGCCAGACACCAGATTAATTATTGTCGGAAGTCCTACCTCAATGACCCATTTCAGCATCGGAAGAACGATATTGTTATAGATCCATTCAAGTACATTTCCGATAGATTCCAGAATTGGCGCAAACGTACTGGTCAGGTTACTGATGGATTCTAACAAAGGATAAAAATTAAGGTTCGCCGCCCATGTTGCCGTATCCTCTGCAATCTTTTCAACAAACTGCATAACTACTACAAGAGCATCTGCAATATTCTGTATGATCTGCGTTCCAACATTGTTCTTATTCCACGCATCCGCAAAACCGGAGGCAATGTTACCGATAGTCTTAAGTACGTTCTGAGCAATTCTTAGCATGGTCGTAAGCATCGTTGTGCCTGTGCCGTTTGTCCAAACTTCAACCAAGCTTCTGCCTACACTTTTGGCGAGCTTTGCGATTCCCGATAAAGCAATGTTTGCCGCGTCAATGGTGTTCTTGCCTTCTTTCTTCCAGGCGTCCTGGAATGGCTTCCAGAGCTCTTTAAGGAGCTTTGCAAGCTTTTCGGCTGATTTGCTCATCTTATCCAGAGCGGTTTCGCCCTCAGCTACCTTTCCGTAATCTACGTTGCTGACTGCGCTCGGAAGAGATGTTCCGCCACCGCCACTGCCGCTACCGGATGTCGACGGAGTTTTACTTGCTGTTGATGATGCATCCTGTGTAGAATACCGATTAATCTCATCAAGTGGGCTAAGATATCCTTTCGCCGCTTTTGCCGCATCTTTTGTTGCATCGGCTACATCTTTTGTAGAATCTGCTAACTTGCCGGCATTGTCTGCTGCCTGTCCGTAAGCGTCTGCTGTATCCTGCACGCCACTTGCATCGCCTGTAAGACCTGCTCCACTTCCGCTTGTCTGACCGGAGGATTTCTTTCCAGTGATAAGCTCCGTGAAACTTTTGAAAGCATTCGCCAGAGTCGCCAGTTTGCCGAGCAGAATATTGATCACTTTCAGAACAGGCGTGAAAATATTAATCAGTCCCTGCCCGACTGTTGCCTTGAGAGATTGCAGCTGCAACTGCATCACTCGCACCTGATTTGCCCAGCTGTCAGAAGTACGAATAAAGTCTCCGGATGCAGCTGATAACTGTTTCTGCACAAAAGCCAGACGGAGAGCTACTTTCTCCTGTTCAGTCATGGCGGATGTTGTTTTACCATATCCGTTCGCCAGTGCGTACTGGTCTAGTGCCGACTGAGTCATTACCACGCCGAGGTCCTTGAGTGTTTCCGTTTCACCCGTAAACACTGATTTCAGCTTAATGTAAGCCAAGTCCTGACTGATGTTGTAGAATGATGCCACGTCACCGGTCAACTGTGTTAGAGCCGTTGACATGTCGTAAGCCTGCTGCTCTGAGAATCCGAACGACTTTGACATTGCTCCGAATGTACCAACATACCGCTTTGCCATAGTCTCCGATAGTCCGGCAGAGGTCATGGCATTCTTTGCGAATTCATTAACTTTGTCAGACATGGTTGTAAATGTAACATCGACCACATTCTGCACTTCTGCGAGGTCGGAACCAAGTTCTATAGACTCTTTACCAAACTGAATTAGCTTGCCAACAGCAAACGCCGAGCCAATTAGTAAAGCTATCCCTTTCAACTTAGACGAAGCAGAGCTAGCTACATTACTAAAGCCAGTTGAAAATTCTCTTTGCATATCATCGGACGTTTTCTTAGATTGATTTCCAATTCCACGGATATGTTTTTTTACTCTTGCTGTCGAACCAGAACTGCTTCTTTCAATATGACTCCATGCAGTAGCAAAAGCTTCACTTGCAGAGTATCCCTCTTTTCTATATATAGAAGCGATTAATGCAGCTTTTTGTTTTGCACTTTTTGAAGTATCTTCTAATATTGCGTTTATTTTTGCATTTTCAGTTTTTACAACTTTTACTGTATCAACAGATGATTTAGAAAAAAAAGATGTAATATTGCTAGAAATTTGCTTTACTTTTCCGTTCAGTGCACCAAATGACTGTTTTATATCATATACACCGCTTTTTATATTTGATGTATCAATCCTGGTATCAATAATGACTGAGCCATCAGCAGCCATACGTTCACCTCCTAACTATTTGAGGTTCAACATCTCATTCAACTTATCTTTATAAGCTTGCTCCTCATCGCTGAGACGTGTTTTTATATCAATAATGTTCTTATTTTCTTGATAGAATTTCTTTTCCCATTTATCGAGCTTTTCGCCCTTTGCCTTTTTTGACCGGATTCCAACAACCGTGTTGAACAGGCATTCTCCAGATTCCATGAAGTATCCGAAGAACGTCCACCAGTGCATATACGGAACGGCCCTGATTTCTTTCCCGGCAACTTTATTTACAGCCGGTACGATCATATCCCCATCCTGCTCCCAGTCCATCAAACGGGGCTTCGGGTGGTTTGGATTATCATTAGATTGTCCACAGTCAATGAACTCTGACGCTTTCTGACAGGCTTCATCCAGACACTCAGCCGGTATACTCTGCCAGTCCTCAAACAGAATCTGTAGCATAACAACTGCTTTTGCCTGCTCGTCCAGTTCTGGATCATTCTGCGCAATGAGAATATCAATGATTGCGCGAAAATCGGTTCTAATAGAAAAATCCACCCCACTTATGTTTAGTGAGGTGGGGAGCTCATAGGCGGTCATTTTGTATACTTCTCCGTATACTTATTGACTGCTGCCTGCATTTTCTTTTTTCTCTTTTCGATTTCCGGCGCGATTGCTTCTGCAATTTTATCCAGAACGATATAAGCAAACACCTGACCATTGCCAAAAACAGTTGTTGCGGTAATTGGCTCCTTGAACAGGTCTTTTGATGCTTCATATCCGAGCAGATAGTTGATTTTATCCTCGATCTGTTTGTTCAGCTCTGCCATTTCTTTGCCAGAAGTGACTTTCTGAATAGAATCTTTGAGCTGCTCGAAGTATTCTGTCAGTTCCTCTGCACGTGCTGCTACATTAATGTCGGTTGGATTCAGCTTGAAAGAAGAAAAAACTTCGTCTTCATTGTTTGTGAATGTAAAAATGAGAATTCCATCATCAATTTTGGTATTAATTACTTTTGCCATTTGACGTGCCCTCCTTGTATATGCGCTTATTTGCTGTCGGCTGTGAATGTACCGGAATTGATATCAAATTTTCCTTTTACACGCTCTCCGACATAGTTCACGGTAAATGGAATCTGATAACCAGATGTGTCACCGCCGTAGGAGGTCGGCACAACGTAGCAATCCTGCTGGTATGCTTCATACTTGCCCGCTGTGGCTTCTGTCCAGAGATGAACTTCAACTGCTTTTGTCTTGAGGTTATCGTCTTTGAGACGCCCATCTACAATCTTCTGTAATGCTCCGAACAAGTCAGATGTGGTATCCGCATAGAACGGATCAGCATCAGAAGATACCTCATAGCCATTATGCTTAAATGTGGATTCTCCAAGAATGTTTTTAGATGTTTCGGTATCTGGATTGAGTTCAACGTTATACTCTTCCAAATCTTTTCCAAGACGCTCATATTTCGGCGTCAGCCCTCCGCAGAGGGAACCTGCGTCAATGTAATGAGCCATATATTTACGGTCAATCTTGCCTGTAACTGCCATAGAAATGTCCTTTCTGCCTATAACTTTTAAAAGGCTGTGTAGGTTAGCGACTATCTCCAACTGATAGCCGGTTGTTACTCGCTATATTGCTTCATAAGTGTTTTCGTAGCGTACCGATAATGGCAATAACCAGTCCTGTACGCCACTCTCCTGCGGTTCTAAACCATAGGAGTTGTCACGGGTTATACGTTTTATCACTCGCCCCTGTGAAAGCTCTGGAAAAGCAGATAAGCGTGTCTCAGCGCCGTTTATGACAACTGGTTCCCGGCATATCCATTTACCGAGATTATCCAAAAATTTCTGAACAGATAATTTCTGCCGTTCCTTGTCGGATGCTGTTCGGTACACTACATAAAATGGATACTGGCATACCTGATGCATTACTCCGCATACATCTTCTTTTTCTGAATAAATCAAGGCGCCGTTATCTGCCGAGAACGCAATTCCGGAATTTTTGCCGAGTTCCTCAAACTTGATTGTTCCATTTTCATACAATCCCGGATACTGGTTCAGAAGTGCTTTCATGGCATCTGTCAGAATCTCATATCCGGTTGCATCCTTACCGATAGGCTTATCTGCCATGTCTGCCACCTCCTGCCTGTGCTTTTACTTTGCGAATCCACGTACTGCCGTATTGTCGTTTTGCGGCATCAAACCAATGGGCCTGTGCCCGTGGGTGAGCCTGTTTGGTGTATTCAAGATTCTCCTTTACGGCTGTCTGACCAGAAAACTGACTGACAAGGACTTTCTTTGCTCCACGTCTTGCGTAGGGACTTCCGGTTGCTTCGTCAACCATTCCTTTTCCCTCATACAGAAAACGTCCATAAGGAGCAGCCGCAGCACACACAAATCCAGTTCCTTGCAATGATGCGCTTTCAATTCTTGTCCGGTTGATGAAATTTCCGGTAATCATCGGCATAAACGGAACCATACTGTCCATAACCATTCCATCAAGTAGATACTGAGCTTCTTGATACTGTCTGGAGAATCTATCCATATTCAGTTTAATTTTCATATCTCCATCAACTACGGAGAATCCTTTGAAATGATGAATCTTGCTCATATTACTTACCCAGAATCTCAAAATGTGGAATCAGTGTATATGGACCACCTACACTGGTAATCTTGAACACGTTATCCTTATTCTCATTCATGTACTGATAGAATCCATTTCGATAATCACTGTCAGTTATCGTTCCGTCAGTCCACTCACCCTCCCAGAAGAACGATTCATCTGAGAATGTGATAGTATCTTCCAGAGCGTTGTTAATCTGCCTTTTCCACTCTTTAACTGGCACCCATGGGAGAATCTTGCCGTCTTTATCAGCAATGGTTATATCGCCGTTCTGGACAGTATAATGGATGTGTAACTGTGCGTTGTCTGTTGCGTCTGGCCCGTACTTCTTAAGGATTGCCCCCTTATCCGTAATGAGGTCAACGCCGGATAAAACATGAGGATACCAGTACGCATCTCCAGTTGTGTCACTTTCGTAATAGTTGAAAAGTGTAATTTTAGATGAATACATGATACCCTCTCCTTAATCATTTATTTTTCAGCTTATCCACGTCAACCTTGGACGTTCGTTTCCACAATTCCGTAATCTTCTCCCATCCGAACATGGAAATAAATGCCACAATAAACCCAGCCATGATAGCTGCTAAAATCATATACCACAAGATTGTCATGTGGATATACTGCATATACGCCACAAAAGCGGCTACAGTAATTCCTACAGACAGTACAAGCACCAAGGCATCTGTCGGAATTTTCGACAGGAACCCAACATTTTTAATCACCTGCGTAATCACAGACACGCAAAACGCCAAAACACTGATTACTGCCAGAATCAGAGTTACATTTGTAAATAATGCTTCCATCTTTGCCTCCTTTTATAATCCCGCATACAATATCGGTATGCCATCATCTGTCATTACTCCCATCAACAACGGCAAAGCCGTCTTGTAAAGTAAGTCGTTCGTTTTCTTCACATCTCCGGCAGCGGCATACACTGCGCTCCATTCCTTTGCACTTGCCCCAATCTGCTGTGGTGTGGCGTAAGAGATGGATTCACTGCCAGAAGATACAGATGTTACGATGCCTGTTGACTTGCCACCGGTATTTGTGTCGGTCACATTTGCGGATGCCTGACTAATAGCATTCTTTTCAGCAAGTTCAATCTGATACATTATTTCAGCCAATGAACAGACCGCCTTTTTGATACGCTTTTGTGAGCGTTCATCTGTCGGCAGTCCGTCCACCAGTCTGTCGGATGTCATTAAATCCACAAAATCACTGGCTCTTTCTGCCAGTCGTGGAAAGTCGGCTTCTGGCACGACATTGCCGAATGATTCTGTATAGAATTTATAATCTGCATAAGCCATGCCAGTTACCTCCTATTCGATCATCATTTTGCTGTTACAGTCGCGTGTCCAGCGCTCAATGCCTTATAGGTGCTGTCACACTCAACTACCGTGATAACCTGCCCTGTTGCTGCTGTAATGTCGGATTCACCATCCCATGCGCTCCAGTTCTTCACATTCTGTCCGTAGTCTACAGCAGTCTCAGAAGATGCGACTTTGTACTTGTACACATTTCCTGCGCTTGCTTTTGCCGGAGTAATGGTCACTTTAATATCTCCACTTTTACTTCCTGCTGTGGAGTTTACAGTCAGAGTTCCGAGCGTCTGAGTTGTGTTGATGGTTCCGACAGCAATAACATCAATGTACTCTGCAAAGAGGGTAAGCCCCATGATTGCAAATGCTTCAGATACTGCTGTGTGGTAGTTGCCCTGAGTGTGGAATCCGATCAGGTTTGTCTCACCAGATACAGTGTATACAAGACCTGCTCTCGCGAAATCGGACTCGTTCGGGTCAACATAGTAAAGTACGATGTTCTCAACAGGGGTTGCAATAACCTGTCCTCTTGGGATCTCGCTGTCGGACAGTAAGAAGATGGTATTGAAGCCCATGAAATCTTTCATGTACTGGAAGCCGAACTGGTTCTGAATAGTGATCTCAGCTGCGCCGATATACTCATACACATCCAGGATGTTCACAAATCCAACAACACCAGTCACATTTCTGTGCATCTGTTTGAATTTGTTCTCAACACGGCCTTTAGCCATTGCCAGAGCCATCTGGAAAGTAGTTTCTGTAAATGTGAGGGTACCTGTTTTCAGATAATCATAAAATCTTTCAGTAACATTGGTCTGGAGCTGGAAAAGGAATTCATCATCGGTCATCTGAACAGCGTTCTCATAACCGTGATCCTTGATTGCTTCGATAGATACAGCCTTTGCGTACTTTTCAATAGTCATTTCCGCATAGGTCTTTTCTTTTACAGTAAACTTGCTGTAAGGGATTTCCTCACCCTCATCAACATTTCCACTCTGCAAAGTACCCTCTGCGTATTTGGACTTGAGTACAGCACCCGGCTGTTTTTTGATAGGTCTCATGATGCCCAGAATATCACGTAAGTGCTGCCAGTTTCTTTCGAATCTGGTTACAAAGTCAATCTCACGTGCTGTGACCTGAATATCATTACTCATAATAAGATTAGCTTTTGCTGCCATATAAAAAATCCTTTCTACCCATAATTATTAAGGTATTGGGTTAGCGGCTATACTCTGGTGTATAGTCGGTGTAAAAAATCACTGGAATAACTGGATATTCTGAGCAATTGCAGCCTGTCTCTCGGACGGGTCTTTGATTGCTTCGATATCTTTCTTTGTCATACTTCCCGGTGTCTGCTGATGTCCAACATGAGTGGTAAATCTTGCCTGGCTCTGCTGAGCCTGCTGCTGAGATTCATCTACAAAAGCGGATGCGTCAGACTGTTTCATCTGCTCGATCAGGTCATTTAATCCGAGGATTTTACCGTCTTTCAGCTTCAATCCTGCTTCCTTGATGTCTGCCATGACTGACTTCTTTGCCGCTTCACTGGAAAACTTAACATCATCGAGTGCCGCTTTCAGAGCATCTGAGAAATCGCGGTCGTAGATTTTTGCATTGAATTCTTTCTCTGCATCTGCCGCTTTCTGTTTCCAAGTCTCTAACTCGGTCTTAACATTTGCCGGGTCGATACCGTCAAAACTTTTTAAGGTTTCCTCTGCTGTCTCGGCACGTTCTTTCCAGTTGTCTCGTTCTCCCTCAACTTTTAACAGGGTTTTTGATACTTCTTTGGCATTTTTGTAATGCTCAGAAAGTGCTTTCTTAACATCTGCCTGTTTGTCCTCCGGGATTTCAATTCCAAATGATTTTAATGTGTCAATAAGTTTCTGCATACATATCCTCCTGGTCGTGTTTATTGACCTGCCGCCGCAGGTAAATGGATTAAGCCAGTTAGACCACTGGCAGGGTAGCTGTGGCTATTGGATTCGAACCAATGAATGAGTGCTCCTCTCCCGGGGTCAAAGCCCGGTGCCTTACCACTTGGCGAAGCCACATTAAAGTGCCTTTTCGGACTGGACACCAGTCTACAGGATAAGACATAACCTTTTCAGCATCATGATGTTGTAATTCAGCTGAACCATAGACCACCTGTATACAGACAGCGTAATTCTAACCGAATAATGGGAAAGATAGGAATTGAACCTACAATGTTTACCACGAGGGGACGGATTTACAGTCCGCCGTAACACCGCCAATCGTTACTGCTTTCCCAGAAGACACCTTTTCGGGACTATTTGAATTAAATTCCAGTCCACAGGATAAGGATAAACCTATAATGGAATGAGAGGACTTGAACCTCTGACGTCAAGAATTCAGCATCTCCGCTCTTCCTACTGAGCTACATTCCACATAACCCGGATTCCCGGGTTAGCAAGGTGTTTAACGTGTCATGCCTGCCACGAGTTGTTTCGGGCATCCGTCTGCCCATTTACCTTTTACAATGAGGTGCGTACTGCCTATGTAAGTGAGCAAGTCATATAGACAGCAATGATACGTGCCGGAAATTGCATCCGCTTTTCAACCTCCAGATTCCGCCCGAATCTGTTTCTGCTAAGGACACGTACCCAAGAAAGGAGTAATCAATGAAAAAAATAGCTATGTCAAGTAGCTGTAACTACTTACGAATCTTCCCTATGAATATATTTTACCACAAAGTATCCAAAAAGTTGTGGTACATGTTTTAGCTAATTAGAGCATATCCCGGAGCTTTTCCACGTATCTTTTAACAAGATCACGTTCTTCCCGGCACTCTGCGTCCTTGGACATATCACTCATTTCTGTTGTGAGTTCGTCCAGATGTTCTTCCAGAGCAGCGAGCATCTTTCTTTTGCAGTCTTCAGACTTGCCGGAACGATAGCTCTGTTTCTGTGTCATATAGTCGTCATAAGCATCTCGTCCGTCAGAACGGCTGTAATGCCCTCTAACATAATGCTCACCACGTCTGGCATAAGAACTGCCCCGGTCGTAATCTGGCATCATTCTGCCGTCATTTGCGCTGTATCTCCCCATGCTGTCACGCTTTCTTCCACGTTCGCTGTAATCGTCATTGTAGCCGCTACGCATCTCATCAAGGACAGTGTTGTAATATTCCACTTTCTTGTCCCAGTAATACGTATTCTTGATATCTTTGTACATATCAATCAGTTTGTATGTCATTTCCAGATTTCCGGTAGTCAGTCCACTGTCAGCAATTTTGGACAGTTCGTCTTCAATTCTTGCACATAAATCCTTAATGTCTCTCATAATCACACCTCCTACGCTTCTCTGGTCACAACAATATTTGCGTTCGCAACAGAAATCGCCTGATCGCTTGTGTTCTCTACTGCAATATTAACGCAACATCCACGAGGTACATCAATATAGATGCCAGAGGACACATTGTTGTACTGGTCTACTGCTGCCGGCGTGGAAATCATTTGAGAAGAAAGAACCGGCTCACCAGAGATTGCAATAGCCAGAGAAACAGCTCCGACAGTACCGCCTGTTGGAATTGCGATATTACCAGAAAAATCCACAAAGAATCTTGCTTTACACTGATTTGTCAGTCCTCTCAGCGTAATAATTCCGCTTCCCTCTCTGTGCTGAATGCAGTTAGAACCTTTAACTGCTGTGTTTGAAAATACTACATTTCCATTTGCTGCTACAGTCTGAGCAGCTACATTTGTAAATTCTGCCATAATTTTTACCCCTTTCATATCACAAAAGGACAGGTTTTTGGCCTGCCCCTATGTGTAATACGGCATAAGCCGACATTCGAATCAATCGAAAGATACTCTCGATATGAAGTTATCAGCAATTACATCCAGTGTTGCATCCGCATCCGTAAAATGTGTTCGGATTAGGAACCTGATATGCCGGAATCGGTGCCGGATTAATCGCATTAATGAGCTGCTGTGTCTGAGAAGCCATTGCAGTTGTGAGAAGTGCGCTCTGGCGATCCTGAGAAGCAGCACGTCTGAGGTCATTGTTTTCAGCCTGAAGAGAAGAAATCTTTTCATTGCAAAGATAATCAAGAATGGCTCTTGTCCCAGCGTTCTGGCTGTCAATAATGTCTCTTGTGTTGCTGTTCATGGTGTTCTGCAATGCACAGGTGTTCTGTGCCATATTGTAGTTTACACCCTGGATAGCTTCTCTGGTTTCACAGCAACAGTTCGCAAGCTGTGCCTGGAGCGCGTTTGTATTCTGCATATTCGCTACAGTGTCAGCATTGATTGCCTGCTGATTCCTGCACGGCATTAGCTCTAACAGGTTCAGAAAAAGAATTTAATCGGTTTATGATAGCTTCGTATTTGCCCTTTAAATCGTCATATTCCTGTCTGGTGACGTATTTATTGTCCATGTTCTGAACAGGCTGTTTAGGTGGCATCTGAGTGCCTACTTCGTGGTATTCGAACGTCCGTAATGGCTGCGGCATACCGGAAACGTCTGTGGATTTTATGTAGAACTTTTCGCTTTCACTGTCCATCAGTAAAACGCTCGTGCCGGGTGCGACCAGATACGATTTTGCACCGACTTCGCCAGACACCCACAGGATGCCATTATTATTCTGTTGGGGTTGCTGTACTGGTTGAGCTGGCATCTGGACAGGCTGTTGCTGAAATTGATTCATTTGTCCCGGAACGCCAAAACTATATTGATAAGGATTGTTATATAATGCCATCTTATGCACCACCTTTCTGATTATATTTTTGCATAAAAAAAGAACCGGAAACAGTTCGTTTCTGGCTCTAATTAGTGTCTAAAAAGTATCAACACACTTTAATTATTTTATTGTTCACTCTCCGACTCAACCGTTTCGCCGTGGATATACTCACATTCATTTTCTCAGCACAGTATTCAAGAGTGTGTTCCTTGCATCTCAGCCGGAACAGTTTTTCTTCGTCCGGTGTAAAATTACACTCTATCAAGAACCTGTCTATATCTTTCTTAGTGAACACATATAACTTCATGAGCATACCCCTTATTAATGCAATTAACGTTGATTCTGCGCAAGATACTCCGTGAGCTTCTGTTTTGTTTTTTTTAATTCCTCGACGTTATTTCCGCTGATCTGGCTGTCCAACATGGTTGACAATACTTCCAGAATCAATGAATCACGCTCTGCAATCCTCTGAAGGCTCTCATAATCTCGTTTGTCATGTTCTTCCAGTGTCTCTACTCGCTTATTAAGCCGGAATGCCGGAGTAATCCACTTAAAGATTACAGCCGCCGCCCCTCCGACAATAGACACCCCTCCGCAGATAGAGAGGAAAATCTGTACAAATTCTGATATGCTCATTTATTCTCCTTTTCCCAGTAATATACCGGGATCTCATTACCGCTATCCCATGTATCGAAATATTTGCCCTCTTGTACTGTCACCACGTGACCATCTATGCAGAGGATGTATGTGCCTGTCGGATGGTCTGTGCAAAAGTCGTTGACCGTGTAGATGTATCGCTCTGACTGTTCTATCAGTTTGCGCCTGTACCCATGTTTATAGAGGTACGCTCCCCAGACATAATTCGCACTCGGCATATCTGACAGAGCACACGCCTGTATCATCAGTCCGGTGAATACCGTTTCCCAATCGAAGCCGGTTGCTTTACATATTGCCCGGACAGCACAATCTCCGACTCGATTCCCGGCAGGATTCGGATTGTAATATTCCCATCTGTCCATCAGTCAATCCCCTTTGCTGTTTTATATCTCTTCGCCGCTCCTCTGGCTTTTGCAGCATTCTGGCGGTTCCACTTAGCGATCATGAGTCGGTCTTGCAGTTCCCTCAGGTCGTTCTGCTTGCAGTAATCTTTGTATGCAGCATTTTGTTTCTGCAAAAGATAAGACTTTCGGTCAAGGTCTTGTTGAAGTGCGAATCTTGTCTGTTCATCCTTACAGTTATCAACCGCCGCTTGCATTCCAAGGACTTCACGTTTTGTTTTTCGGATTCTTCGTTCATAAGTACGCTGTCGCTGTTCCTTTTCGTACTGCTTGCCTTTGTCAGCTTTGTCCTGTGCTGATAGTTCTGCGTAGGGATTAAATTCTCCGTCACTGGCTCCAAAGCTATGCCGACAGTTGACCCCTGACAGTCCACTTGCCGTTCCATATCCGGTCAATGAGAACGGCGGAAATTTCTTACTCTTGCCAGAACGAGAGTATATCTTTCCTTGCCACCATGAGTGATTTCCTGGGTTCTCGCCGCCGTCTCCCGTTCTGGCTCCTATGTGCGCACTGACCAAAACTAAGTCCCAGTCCATTTCTTCCATACGCTTTAGAGATATATCCCCCGTAGCCTGAGCTACGCCAGTTCTGACAGAACGTGCGACTGCTGTTTCAATCGTGTCTTTTCTGCCAGATGGATATGTGACGGTAACACCATCTGATACAACGTTATTAACTGCCTCTTTGATGGCTTGCGTATACCCAACCGCCCCAGTCATCACATGATTATATGCAAGGTCGCATTGTTCGATATAGAGTCTCTGAGCGGCACTTGCGGTTGTTCTTGTGAAGTTCTTCCACTCTCCCATAGTCGCAAGCATATTTCGCTCCATGAGCCTTATCATAGCTGGTGACTGTTCGAGCGGTACAGGGCTTAATCCTGCCGCCTTGTATATCTTATCATCATAATCGAGAGCAGTGATTCCGGCATCTTCAAACGCTTCAAGAAGTTCCTGCTGTTCACGTTTTGTGTATTTGGATAATTCTGCCAGAATGTCTTCTAACAGTTCACCAGATTCCTGTAGCGTTCTGATTCTCCACGCATCGGCATTGGTCAGAATATAATCCTCACCTCTGCCGATTCTTGTCATCATTCGAGACACGATCTCAGAGATGATATACTGATGCAGTTCTTCGGCAATTTGCTCACTACCCTCTGTAATTTGCCGTAAATATTCTGGGCTAAGTATAGCATATCACCTCTTTCGATAAAAGTCGTGGTACATGTTTTAGTTTTTTTGATGGTTAACTAAAGCCCTCTTTAGTGAATCAGTTTCTGTCTTTACTTCCTTAAATTTGTCCCCTACTACTTTGGAGTCGGCAAATGCTCCCTGTATGGACAATGTTTCATCAGACACGGGCGTTTCGATAACATTTCTATAAGGCAACTGTCTCTTCTTTCCGTCTGCTGTGATTATTCCCTTGAACGTATCTGCCATCTTTTTACTCCTCTCCGAATAAAGTTGGCTCGTCTGGCTGAGCTTCTTTGACCATTGCTTTCGCATCGCTTTCCGTCATTCCTTCGAATTTTACAAAATACATCCATGCCGGTACCTTGCCAGTGGTCACATACTGCCACCATCTAGCACGGTCGTTTTCACGCACATATAGGATGTCTCCGAAATCGTAATTGACTTCATAGACTCCAACAGGTGCAAGTCCGTACAGATCAGCGTAGACGTTCAATGCGTAAATAACTTCATCTAGGCAAGACTCTAACTTATCCCTCACGTCTTTGATGAATTGGACTGTCCTCTGCTGTTCCGCTTCTACTCCTGTAGCCGTCTGAATGCCGCTAGATTCGTTAAAAACAAAGTATCCGTTGGAGAATCCAATCTTGTACCCCAGCTGGCTTAAAAGGGCATTTATGCCGCTTACACGGGTATCTGTGTTGAGAATTGGATTGATTTCCTGGTAGAACTCTTTTTCATCCTGTCCGAATACATTTTTCACATAATCCGGCAAGCTCATTTCTTTGCATCTGTGCTCCATGGCCTGCGGTGTCATAGCGGAGACAGGTGAACCACTCGGCATCAGCAATCTGTCATCTGCTAGAACAGTCCGCTTAGAATCAAGAATTTCTTTTGCATTTCGGCTGTATGCAATGTCGAGGTCTTTTAATTCTTCAATAGCTTCAGCGAATATTGGAAGTCCAAGTGGTGTACTGATATCCACATTGTTCGCCTGCGGTGTCCGAAATACTCCGTACAACGGTCCGTCCAGTTTCTCGCCGTTCGCTTTGAGAATCGGCGGTGTATCTGCCATGAGTTCAGCCCACTTGGTCTGTTTAAGGTCGATTCTATCTCCGATGCTCTGAGGAGATTTTGATACGTAAGCTCTATTAGAAACGTAGTACGGATAAGTTGTCACGCCATCTATTGTGGTCTCAACAAATCTATGATATTCAAGCCGTGTATAGTATTTCCGTCCAACAGTATACGAATCCTTAAATATAATCCCTTTAATCTCCTGATTGTCGTAATCCACAATCATCACGTCTGCCGGAGTGAATACGTCAAGGCTCTCACCGTTTGGCTTAATGAATACTGTTCCATAAGCACAGCCATATTCTACCCAGTGGCGTATCTGGAAGTATACCTTGTCAATCTGCTCCTGCAACCATGTTGCCCTTGCAGAACCATCAATCTGAATGCCGATCGCCAGTGTTGCGAGCCGAGCTGTCTCTGAGCAGACGGATTTTGCAAAATTGATCGTCTTGATATTATTCTTATCATCTAACCACTCCGGAGCTCCCCTGTAAATGTTCGCGCACCGGTTAATCAGTGATTCCATTTCTGGAAATTCTGCCGCCTGGATATTAAAGTCCTCTTCGGCTTGTTTTTTGAAAATCATGTTAAACCACCTTTTTAGCGTTGTTATAAGTCCCATTTAGTCACCATTTTTCTTTTAGCTGATTTATTGGTGTTCCGGCAACTCCGGCACTCTCTCCGCTATCTGTTGCTTTGAAAAATGCATTCGGAATCTGTGGATACATAAATTCAAACATGAGATAATTTGCTGCATCGCAAAGATATTCTGTGTTTCCAGTTTCTTTATATTTTTTAATGCACATATCATGTGATTCAAGTGCATCTACTAATTTCATTCCAAAGTTGTCTGCTGCTGTGCCATATTTATAAAAGCTGACTTCTACTCGATTCTGGCGTAATTTGTCAAATCTGTCCGAATACTCTTTCGGTAGTTCTATTCCTATTTTACTCATTATGCACTGTACCCCCTTCTTCTCCACAACGATTCTGAGCCATACCGGACAGAATCTATTAAATGATTATCCTTGTCCGGATATCCACTGCAAATATTTCCATCTTTATCACGTTCGTATTCGTATTTCTTGAACTCTTTGCAAGCATTTGGCGTTCTTTTTGGGTCAAACACAAGCTTTCTTCTTTGCAGCCACTTCATAGAATACTCAATGCTTCCCGGTCCTTTGATTGCTCCTCTTGCTGGGAGTCCTGAATCTCTGTAATCATTGATTGATTTAGGCTCGGCAGAATCGCAAGTAATTTCGTAATCATCGTACTGTCTTCGCTTAATTTCATTCGCAGTCCATTCATTTGATTTTTTGTTTTCGTAAATCTCGTCAATAAAATAGATTGTTTCTCTGGCGGAATCATAATAGATTCTGGAAAAAGCATATTTATCCGGGTACCAGCCCCAGTCAACGCCCTGATAAATTCTGTCAAAGTGACTAATTTCTTCATCCGTGATAGTTCTTTCTTCGATGTATTCAAAGATATTTCCACCATTTCCGTTAGCATGGCCTAAATACTCATTGTCGTAAGCATCTGGATTTACTTCTTTTAGATGTTCGGCATCTGCAAGGAATACATCTCCAAGCCATTCCTGTTCGATTCCCAAATCAAGGTAAGTGCTATGCACAACCATTACATTTTCGTCTTTTTCTTCCGCTTCTGCCGTATACTCATTCGCCCAGTTATTCTTACTCCTAGGCGGGTTGAATGACTTGAATTTATATGCTTCATTACCACCACGAATAGCAGACTGTTGAATATTTCGGATTTCTTCTGGATTAGAAAACTGATCTAACTCCTCGAACCAGACAATACCGATATATCCAAACTCTGGCTTGATAGACTTAATCTTTAATGGATCGTCAGCACCACGAAAGTAAATCTTCTGTCCAGTAGGCTTATACGTAATCTCCATAGGAGATACCTTGCACACAAATTCCTCATTTAGATTTAATTTATCAATAGCCCATTTCATCTGAGCGTAAACAGAATCTTTGATAGTGTTTCCGACTTTTCGCAGAATCAGAGCGTGCATGTTCGGATTATTCTTCAGCAGTTCCGGTATAATCAGAGATATAGTTGAGGACTTCATGGAACCACGTCCACCAGGAAGAATGTATTCACTATGTTTCTTTGCTCGAATATCCCTAATCATTTTATGAAATACGTCCGGGACAATGTTCAGATCAATATGGTATTCACCTTGCAATCTAGCTTTTTCTTCTGCTTTCTGCTGTTCTTCTCTGGCTTCTTTTATGGCAAGCGTCTTTTCCAGATCATTCATGGATTTCAGCTGATCGGAGAAATCCGGAGCAAATCCGAATGAATCAGTCAGCTCACCTCTTGCGATCATGGAGCGGCGCTGCTGAATTTCTGCCAGAGACATGATGTCAGTGCCTTTTTGTTTTTCAATGAGAGACTGTTTTTCGGCTATATATGCGGAAATGCAACCTTTTTCCAACAGTTTTTTTGTCGCGTTTCTAATGATTCCATTAGAGTATCCAGCTTTCCTTGCGGCGTCAGATGCATTCCCGCCATTCTTTATATATTCAAGTGCAAACGCTTCCTGTTTAGGCGTTAAGTTCATCTAATCACCTCTGTCCATCCTCATTTTCTGACTGCCTCCCATATTTCTTTTAGGCACATGACTACATCATACTGGGATGCAGTTCGGAGTATTTCGTAATCACAATCTTTCCATTCACCACGTTTTGTTGGTCTAAACACTGGCGTTGATATAATTGTTACTGTTATCAATCGTTCCTGTTCATGGCTGTAGAATTGCGATGTTCCGATTTTTATGATTAATCCGGTGGATAATATAGCTTTTTGGAGTTTTCTTGTAACTAATTTTAAGTTCGCCATATCATCACCTCATTTCTGGCTATAAAATCCCATAGTAACACTTCTGAGTATATTCTATCACAGGTCAGTGGAAAAGTTGTGGTACATGTTTGAGGAATTTTACACTAAAAAAGAGCCGGTAAATACCGACTCTCTGATTTTATTCATTGCTTTGTAATTTTCTGATTGTCTCGCCCTGATCTCCCGGACACCCCATGAAACACTCCGGGCAATGCTCATAGAATGCACATCTGACGCAGTCATGTGGACTGATTGAGCTGCAATATTGATGTAGTACTGTGAATGCTGATATAGCGAGCTGTGTGGTTATTTCTGGTGTAGGGTTGTTATTCATTCTTCATCTCCTCCAACTTCTTCTCGGCTTCTTCGCGAGTTAAAAATAAAAATTTGCCAAGACGATCATAATAATTTACAATCTGAATATATTGCAAACCAACTTCGGCTATATAATATTCTTTACTGCTATCACATTCACATTTACAATCATAGATTTCGCATTTGTTATTTTCCTCACCGTATTCAGTGCATTCTGTCCACCTATAATTTACTTGATACAACACTTTGTTTAAATCATCTGGCAATCTCACAAGCAAGCCCTGCTCTTCTAAGTCTTCATATTTGGCAAGTTTATTACAGCATTTGTTATAACCGTTGCTTCTAATGTCAGTTTTTGGAATTGCCTGTCGATGTTCACCATCGTCAATCCACTCTGTTAATCTCTCCATCTACTTCACCTCTTTCAACTTCTCCACCGCCAGCTTCAACGCATCTACAAATTCATCATTTAACGCTTCACGGTCTGGATTCTCGATATAATTTTCAAGAGTGCTAACTGCTTTCTTTTCGGGTGTAAGAACTGTAATTCTGCCTGATACCGCAATTTTGAGAAGTTCGTCAACGTTTCCTTTCCAGTTGCACGAATTGCACAAACTACTGTTACACTTAGTATATTTTCCACTAAGTAAACATTCTGCACATGTATGATCACTGCATAAAGAATTCACATTGACATACCACTCAATAAATTCTCTTGCTGTCATTTCTTTCGTCTCGAGGAGTTTTGAGGCTTCGTAGAAAGTACTATCTTTTGCTTCGATACGTGCGCTGTGCACCACACTTTTGTCATTATAAGATTTTAAAATATCTGGAAAATATTGTTTTGACAATGGTTTGCAATTGTCCATTGAAAACCATGTAAATCCCTGTTTTTCGGCTTCTTCAAGTAGTTTCTTGTTTTCTTCTGGCGTTCTAACCAGTACGCATGTGTTTGTTAAATTAATCATCAGAATTTCCTCCTGTAATTTTATTAAAGCAACCATTCCAACCTGCTTTTATGCTGTCATAGTGAAATGTTGGAGTTACTCCGGTCATTTTCTCCGGCAATGGCTTCAATGGACACCAATCAGGTCTTGATTTGCTTTCACAATCATAATGTTCTTCTGTCATCAGAATTACATCATAATCTAAACAGTCAGCTAATTCACACAAACCCTCATATTCAAGATCACTACAGTATCCAGTTCCAAATGGACAATCATAACAATTTGTTGGTGTGTCTATCACTAATACTGATTTACTCATTTGTGTTCCTCCTGTAACAACTCTGGATTGTCGAAAATGTTTCCAACTACTTCATAATGTTCCAGATCGAATTTATCAAGATATTGTCTGCCTATACTATCAGTTTCGCGCCCTACCCATCCGGCAACATTCCATTCAACAGTTTCATATGTCACATTTTCCGGGTAAGATTCGTCCAAGTGTGTCATCAAAATGTCATTTTCCCAAATTTTATTCCCGTTCTTGTCGCAAAGTCCTGTGAACTGGCAAAGAGTTTCTGGAATGATTTCATAATTGTTTTGTCTGCATGATTCTGAATTTACAATACTATAAATAAAGTATAATCCATGTTTACGAACTACATATCCTTCAACCCATTCACTATTATCAATCCGCTTTGCCTTGAAAAGAATTTCTCTCATTCAACTCCACCGCCTTTCACGATTTCGATTGCCCTGCTCAGTCCAGCATTGTATCCTTGATGCACATCAGATAAAATACATTCTGATTCAATGAATTTATCTCTTTCCAATTCGCTAATAGCCTTATCCGCATCAAAAGCTGTCGGCTGTTTATTAATGCAATCAATAAACTCTTTCTGGTCAGAACTAATACTTGTGCCAATTTCCCAAATTTTGATGTATTTGATTAATTCGTCTGCATCAATCAGTCTGCTCATATTCTATTCTCCTAACTGTTTTAAAATTTCTTTTGCAATTTTATTACTTTCCTGCATGGAAACTCCCCATCCATTATATTTTCTGTGGCATTCATCACAGTTCCATTCACCATTATCACTTTCTTTAATTTCGCTATTGAATCTGCAATTATCGCAATACATATGATCGAGAGTGCCGTAAATGATGCTTGCAATATCGTCTTGTTTGCTATTAGCATCGTCTACGTGTTTCTGCTTAGTTAAATATTCAAACGCTCTCAGCTCATTTTTCCCGACCCATTTAATCCATGCACCTCAATCCCCGCAATACAATCCCGTATTATTCCCAACTTTCTTGACAAAAAGGTTTTTACTATTGCACTTTGGACATCTATATTCTTTCATCTTTCATCCTCCCACACTCCCAACAACCGCATCCTCTCATACAGTACAGCGACGGTCTTGCGCCTGTATCCGTAGAAGTCTTTCGGGTTCATCGGGATATATCTTTCTTTGCTGATTTTCCTGTAGCTTTTCCGGTGTAGGATATTCTCAATAACCATATCCGCTATCACCGTGTTCTTCGGGCAAGCTGACAAGGCGGCACCGGAAAGCAGGTATCCGTACTCTGCCGGGAAGTCTTTCAGCATCGCATTCAGTTTTTCTATGTCCTCTGCCGGAATACCATAATCTTTCAGTTTTTTATTCCTTGTCAGCATACCGTTCTCCTTTCTATTCGTCTGGATGGCGCTTATCGTACATGATCGCTGCACATACAAGACCAGCCACTCCGAATATGATTCCAAGGGTGAATCCTAATAAGAATGTGATCATGTTTCTTCCTCCTTTACATAATCTTCGCAATCTTCAGCGTATTCGTAATTGTCCATCATGTCGCACCGATTATCGCAACCGTCTTGTTTTTCACAGCAGATACAGCATTCTGTTTCATCGTCCGGACAGGTTAATTTACATTTTCCCATTAATCCAATCACCCTCCTTTTCAAAATACTTATATCTGCTACTGATTTTTACTGGCTTTGTTGTGTCTACTCCATATTTCACTTCGAGCATAAGACGATATTTTCCGAATGACTTCACGGGCACTTTGAATCTTGTGAATGTCTTGCCATCTTTCTTAAAAAGTGACATATCCATGTTTAGTCCTCCTTATATGGTTCTGGATAGTCCATCCATGCAACTACTGTTCCGCCTAAAACTTTTTTATCCGTTTTCCAAATTCCATCAGTAGTATATGCTTGCTCTACCAATACTGTTCCATCGTCAAATACAACTGTAGCAATTACATGTTTAGATGTTTTTTCGAACATTCCTCTTTTCCAGTTATCTGTTCCTTTAAACTTTGCAAATATGGAATCGTGTTCTTCCGGCAATCTCTCACTGACAGGAATCCAACCATTTTCTTTCTCGTCCTGTTCCAGATCCTCTTGAAGCTGTTCTATCATTTCAAAAACATCGCTTGCCAAAACCATCTGGTGATCATCCACAAGTTTCTTCATAAAATCATGATAATCCGATAATCTGTCTTTGATATGGCTCATATTATTCCATCCTTTCTCAATGTCCGCTTCTTACCATGCAAAACAGCAGTTCTGTCATGGATCTTTTTCTTGATCCATTGTGGTTACACTTTATAGCAACCGATAATTTCCATTTTTCCACATCCCCATCTAGTGGTGTTGGGTTTTCGAATTCTTCGGAAACATCTCTCTGATACGGAACTGCAACCATTACTCCCATGTTGCCTATTTCCGCGTAACATTCCGGAAAATTCTCACGTATATGTTGGGCAAATTTTCCATTTTTTAAATCAGGTAAAATCTCTTTGTAGCACTCCATTGTTGTCACAAGGTAGTTTTTTTCGCCAATAAAATTTAATCCATTTCCGCTGTAAATATCCTCTTTGCAACTTTTGATTTCATAGCATGCAAATATTCCTTTTTCGATTGCTGAGATAGAGCACTGATTTTCCGGAATAAATTGCATGTAATCTACTCTTCTTGCCTTTCCTGCTGCGTAGCCATAATCAAGGCTTACTTCTCTAGCCCAGTATTTACCTGGACCAGAAAAACGGCTTTTTTCCAACAATCTGCTAAGAAATTTTGTTATTTCAGATCTTTTCATACTTCCACCTCCTCATAAGTTTCTCTGAATATATCTGGCTTACACGGATAAAATTCACCGTGAACACCTCTGATGATATAATCACCAATATTCGCCAGATGTTCGCCCTCAAGTGTCTTAATAACCAATCCACCCGGAACCTTCCAATGGTCAATATAGAAATTCTTACCTTCTGCCGACATGTACTGGTCCGTACACTGATAGTCCGTCAGAAAATCGAACATTTCTCGATGATTTGTACCAGTCCACTGTACTGCATCAATTACAACTGGTTTCTTTCTGTACTTCATACAACCACCTCACTGTCCGCTGGCATCTGATAATCAATATGTCCATTTACATAGGCTTCCTGAATCATATCCAGTATTTTAAGAGCTTTTGCTTCTGAGGAGTATTTTCCAAGCGTACATTTATTTTCACCCTCTAAGCTCGAAATAATAAAATCATCTCCATCTTTTACGGTATAAATTGCAGCCAAATTGCTAAAGTTTAATAAAAATGCTTTATTCTGACTTCTGATTAACATTTCGCGTCCTCCTTATCGTTCGCTCTTTTATTCCATGCTTCAACGAAGTCTTTATAATCCCATGTGCCCGGGCAAAATTTTAATCCGCATTCGCAGCGAATACTTACCGGATGACCTCCACTGTCAGGGTCGTAAAAAGATGGCTTCCAATCTCTTTCTGAGATATACATATCTTTGTCTGTATCTATCTCTTTTCCGCAAAACGGACAAGGCTTTAATTTATCCATTTTTTTCATCCCCATTTTCTCCTATAATTCAAAATATTTCTTCCATGTTTCTGGCAGTGTGGTACAATCTGGCTCATAAGGTTGTGGATATACAGTATATCCACACTTCGTACATTTGATTTGTGGTGGAAAGTCCCTACTCCATTCCATGTTTCCACCACATTTTCTGCAACGAATGTATCTCTCTACTTTCTTTGGTTTCGTTTTGAAGAATGAAGCGTAATTATTGTTTTTCATTTCTATCCTCACTTTTCATAACTTTTCAAAATTTCTGCGATTGCATTAATATGTTCTGACAGTGTATCTAAATCTTCGTCTTTAATTACTCTCAGCCCACGTCTCGACTTAAAATCTTCAATGACATATGCACCATCTTTGATTTCCTTAAATTTCTTTGCCATTTCGCTTTCTTTTATGGCTTCGGAATCGTATTTGTAAAACACTTCATGTTTATCGTATTCTCCAATGTCGGTTTCAATTTTGGTTCGTTTAGGAGTTATGCGAATGATCTTTGCCGGATACACCATGACGTGTCTAAAACTCTCTCCCCATCCACACCGTACCTCTCTTGCGATTCCAACTACATCTCCGACTTTTAGATCATCTTTATTTATCGGGTTTAATTTTCCTATTACCATTTTCTTGTTATCCTCACTTTCCCCATGTAAGCAACTGACACGCTATTGTGCAGTGGTACATGATTTTAAACTCCCATCTTTTTAACCAGATTCTTATTCATCTCGTCGAATCTAACATCTGTGTTCTCTTCAATGTCCTGCATCATGCTCAGAACGCTCATTTCGCCCCTATTTGCCATTTTAACGTACTCGTTGGCAGTTCTTATCACATCAAGCAAACGCTTCGTAGAAAAGCCATATAAGCGTCTCAGAGCCATCATGGTCGTAACAACATTAATCGCATCAGCCCAATCTTCTCCGTCGTTAAATCCATTCTCATAAGCTTCTCTCTCCATGCTTTTGATTTGGCTATGGCAGTTAACCATTGCCCGTCCGAATGCCTGAGCTGCCTGATTGGACTGAGCTAGAGGGAGTCTCTGCTTTCGTGGCTTTGCTTTAAGTTTACTGCTCACGCTTCACACACCTCCTAATTTGCCCTGCAACGGCTTCAAACTGCTTAAGTAATGAGCCATCATCATTCCGGTTTAAAGTCCGATCATAAGCCGGAGAGACGTCCCACAAGTCATTTACGAGGACGCCGTGCGCCACGCTGTTGAGCAGTGCGCTTCGATGTGCTCCTGTGATACTTATGATCTCGTCAAGCGTAAACTCTCCAATGTACTCAGTGCCTTTGAACAGCTCATACAGTTTCATGCTTCTTCCTCCTTGTCACGAACTCATATCCTGTCAACCGGAACGCTCTCGGTGCCTTCGGGTGGTCTGTTTCGATCAGCCCATCTGTTCGCAGCATGTCCATGTGACGAAGCACTGTGGCATTTGACACGCCGACCCCGTCAGCGATCTCTTTATAAGACGGTGCGTACCGATGTTCCTTGATATACCGGCAGATGTACAGATATATGTCTTTGTGAATCTGCTGACCTTCTTTATACTTCTGTTTGTACATTCTTCTCACGCTCCTCTTTCATCTTCTGCGATCTTTCGAACATTTTTTCAAGATAGTCTGCATAAGCTAACAGCATGTGGTCCACAAACCCGTTTTTTCGATATTTTTCTGACATGATATGAATCTGTTCTGTCACCTGCTGCCAGTATTCATCATTTTCTTCTATTCCGGCAGTCTGGAGGACTAGTGCCGGGAAGTCAATCTGCAAAAATTTTATCGTATTCGGTATCTGCTCGTGCGTCACTCTCATGCTTATACACCCTTTTCTACCTCAAAACTCTGTTCAAGAAGTCGATCGTTATCCTTGCTAAACGCCTTTATATAGCTCTGTTTTATCGGTCTGATAAAATGTATGCCATTAGCGGATTTCGCCCGGGAAACAGCCACGTAGAACTGTCCAGGATCCCAACAGCAAGGATCAATGTTGATTTTTTCAAATGTCTGTCCCTGTGATTTATGAATACTGATTGCCCAGGCAAGTTTTACCGGGAACTGAGAGAACGATCCAACTTTCTTACGGACAATCTTCTCTTTCACGATCTTCTGACCATCCTTTTCTTGTTCGGATTCCTCAACAACCTGTTTTTCAATGTCTTTACTGTATCTGTACAAGTTAACTGTTTTACCCTTATCAGTCTTGATGACCAGATAAGATTCTTCAAATTCTCCGTTGTCCACAATTTTCTGGATAATGCCGATTGTTCCATTTACGTAATTTCCGGACAGATCATTGACGGTAATCATAACTTTTGCACCGATGTTAAGAATTAAGTTCTCTCTGGCAAATGCAATGTTCTTGATATCGGCAGATGTCAGATCTCCGTCAACTGCTGCATGAAACACTTTTTCGGTCTTTTTATCTAGTTTTCCAAGGAAAGTATTATTAATCCGATCAGCTTCAGCATTTGTTCCGACCAGAAACGGTGCTTCTGGTATAACCTTGTCTGATTCGTTATTCTCCAGATATGCAATGGATTTTCTAATATTGTTGCCATATTTAATATCATTCAGCACATACTTAAATCCCTCATCATTCTGCCTGCATGCCTCATCAAGTTTGATGTATTCAAACCCCATTTCTTTCCAGTATTCAGACATGAAAGCATATCCGTGTTCGTACTTTCCGCCCTTTCCATAATCAGTTCCATACATCCGGCAGAGAATTTTACGATCATCTGTTGTGATAACTGGAGGAAGTTGGTAAAAATCTCCAATTACGATTAACTGAATATCTTCTTTATCCTTTCCGCTCAAAAGTCTGTCAACGGCTCTCTCTTCATTCTCCGTGATGATTGTCTTTGCAATCATATTAAACAGGTCGAACCGGCACATACTGATCTCGTCAATAATAAGGATATCTGCTTCCTTCAGCAGTTCAGATCTGGATTTCACTTTTTTCTTATAATCCTCAAACTTAATTGAGATATTTAACGCACGATGCACGGTGGTCGCTCCATACCCGATATTATCCGCAGCTATTCCAGTAGTGGCAGATACCAGAATGCTTTTACCAGCTTTTTCCGCCTCATCAATGAATGTCTGAATAACCGTTGTCTTGCCTGTTCCTGCATCACCTGTCAGAAAAACATTACTACCAGACAGCATCGTGTCTAATGCATATCTCTGCTTTTTATTGAGATCGTCTTTTTTCATTTTGTAACCACTCCTTGTGATAATTATGTCAACTAAATATTTTTGCAATATTCAATTAATTTTGTTATAATAAATCTAATTGTATATACTTTTTAATTTTGTAACCCATGTGTAACCGACTTTTTCAATCTATTGGTTACGCCAAAAGTCCTTATTTTATGCGGGTTTCAGAGGTATGTAACCGTGTAACCAATGTAACCAAGGTTTTCATATAGGAGAATCGCTAGAGTATATGTTTTTTTTACACTCTCAAACTTTCTCCTATAGGACGTTTTTTTTTGTGTTACAACGGTTACATGGTTACAAAATTATGAAAACGGAACATTCGTTCCTTCGCTGGCGGGTGCAAAATCAGCTTCAACTGATCCATTTTCTTGCTCGTTATCAAGGTCCCTTATGTTAATGACCTTCACTGCGATAAGTCTCATCACGCTTCCTCCGTCCCTTTTTAATACCGTATCTCTTTTTCCTGTATGTTTGATTAATTCTCGATTAATCGCCCAGGCCGAAAATGCTTTCCTGGAAAATCCATTGTTTTTTAAAAGGTTTTCAAGAGGTTTCGGATAAAAGTATACATATACGTCTCCATACTCATCTGGAGTTTCCTTGAAGCCCCATTGATCACAGCTAAATTGTGCATCAAAGTGCTGCCCATACACGGAAAGACTTTCAAGAATGAATTCATAGCATCTCTGACCTTCAGATACGTCTTTTTTACGTGTAGGTACGTCCACAACGTCCTCAACCGTCAGCTCACGTCCATCCTTAAATATGAAATCTGTAGCTAATTTGTCAGCCAGCAGAAGCGTAGATATAGCCATTACCTGTTTAGCTGGAAAGTCATATCCGTCAAAACCTTTCTCAATTTCGGCTTTCATTTCTTTCAGATCGTCCGATGTGAACTGCTTGAGATTCCCAACGAACACTCTTCCGGCAAAACCGTAGTTCTTTGTGACAATGCTGTTAATCTCTGCTGGATTCTCATAAATATCCTCACAGCACTCAATCTCAATAATTCTGTTGATTGCTCCTCCAGAATCCGCAAATTCAGAAATAGGGTTCTCGCCGTTACAAATAGTCACATTGCTCCACGTATTTTCCTTAGCTGCTCCGAGGTCCTTATTTGAACGTGCCTTTCCTTTACCGGAACAAAGATTGTAAATCAACGTTTCGTAATTATCCCGGATATACTGAGAAGCATTCTTCGAGTCGTCCAGAATCATCGGAAAGTTATTGAGCATATCTGCCCTGGTCTCTAATGATGTATCTGTTGACCGAAAATTTCCAACATAAGCTCCTGGTGCAGGATTCCCCCAAACCGATGCCGCTATATTGATCGTTACTGTCTTGCCACCACCTGTCTGTCCGTAGAAATCTACGATGAACGGTAGCACATCAAGCGGCTGCATAAGAACACTTGCAAAAGATGCTGCAAGTGCTATCCGTGGCTCTAATCGTCCACACGACCGTAGCTGCTTAGCTAGAGTCACCCACTTAAAGTAATCTCCACTTTCCTGTATGCTCTGAAATAGTGTTTTAAAGCGGTATTCGCCATCAAAAACGATTGAAAGGTCGTAAGGTACAAATACATTGCCATGCCACCCTAACTTGCTTGTGGAGTGCTGTATGTCGATCATATCAGCATTGTACATTTCAACATCTGCCAGATACTTTACAAGGAGCCTTGCGTTCTCTGAATTGACCTGCACCCCGAACCTTGCAAGATTAGTTATTGCTCTGGAAGTCACAATGTCAATTTTTGGAACAGTTATTTCTGTCCAATATCCATCCCTTTTAAAAGCCACTGTGATCTGTTCTTCACCTGTTTCAATGTTTTTTAGTCGACGTATCGGCATGATCGGGTGGTGGCATACAAGTTCTCTTGCCTTAGATGTTTCGGAAGAAAAAATTCCGTTCTCTGTAGCTATCCAGCTGCCACAGGCCATATTAGGATATTCCTTATCGGCAGAATCGGGATAAAAGTTTGTGATGTTTTCAATCAGCTGCATAGAACGGTTTGCTTTTTCTTCTTTTTCCTTTTCCTGCTCTGCTTTTTGAAATTCCTTTATGAATTCTTCTGCTATATGCTTTGCTTTCACAGTTTTCGCCCGGTCCATTAGCTTGAACTTGATTTCTGAGCGATCAATTTTACTTTTTATCGAAAAGAGTTCTTCATATAGCTGCTTTTCCATAAAGTCTTGCGCTTGTAAATTTCCAATATTTTCAAGAATTTTCCTCACCTCCTGACTTAACAGACAGTAATTCATGTCTGCTTTTTTCTTTCTCGAGATTAAACTGGCATATATACCAATCTTCTGAATCAGGAGGGAACGTTTTTAACGCTGTTTCGTACATAAGTATGTTCTTTTCTACCTGCTCAAGCTCGTTTGGGACCTGAGCGGGATTGTACTTTTTTGTTTTAATATCTCGCATTTCATGTCTGATCTGGTTACGACTTTTACCTTTTTTAGAGATATAAGTACCACCCAGCTCGATAAATGCAGTGCTAAAAGGGACGGATTCGTATTGCATCACGAAATCAAACACATCGCCACCGGTTCCACAGCCGAAGCAGTAAAAGGAATCATCGTAGATTTTACAGGATGCTGACTTTTCCTTGTGAAAAGGGCAACATATAAAACCAGCTCTATTTGGTTTTAGTCCATACCTGGAAAGAATCTCAGACATTTTCACTGATTGCTTGATCTCATCTTTTGTCATGACAACAACTCCACGATTCGCCGTCCAGTCTCTTCTTTTGTACAGAATTCAAATCGAACACCGTATTTATCTCTGATCGTGCATAGAGATTTATATAACTGGCAGCCATCAACAGCCTTATCAGAAATTACAGTCTTTACTCTCTTACCGTTTACCGTCTTCCAGATGACTTTGTGTTTTCTTGGATTCTCCCAAAAATACACATCACCAACTGATTTGATATCTGGCCCGTGTTCACATAGAATAATCAGCTGAATACCTGCTTCACGCGCTCTGATAAGCTCTGCCTTGAATCTTTCGTGTTGCTGGCAGACATTTCCACATAGCTCCTGTAAATCCTTTTTACGGTCAATACAGAGCTTTGCATTGTCCAACGACTGATAATCTCCGCAGTATAACTTCGATCGGAAATACTGTACTCCAAGACTGTCAAACTGCTTTTGAATCCGTTCCCATTCCTTTTTATGTTCTCTTGTGTCTGTCTGTATAACCATTAAAAACACATCCTTTTAATTGAATGGAAGCTCTTCCTGTACACTATCCGGAATACTCATAAAATCAGTTCCTGCTGGACTCGCTCCCATGATAGCTTCTTCTTTGAGATGATCGTCATACGCTTTTGTTGTACGCTCTTTTGGAATATCAGCATCATTTATTCCTTCAATACTGCGGAATCGGGCAAGCTTGTGACGATTAATTTCTCTATTATCGTACCAGTCTTTTTCAACCCCAAAGACACCGCCGATCAGTTTACTCTTGAACTGCTGCCCGAAGTTATCTCCCCACTTAACAGCAAAGCCCGGATTTGACTTTTCTACGCATGTAATGAATGTTTTGAGATTACGAACACCATAATTTACACTCTCGTCAATAACCATGTAGTTTGTGCCTGCATTCGGGTATTTCTTGTCTGGGCGAATATCATTCTCAAACTGCTTCATAAAATATCCTGCCTGCTCGTCTCCATCTGCAAAATCAAACAGGATAACAATCATATTCAGTCCGCCCTGAGACTGACGTTCAGACACCTGTTTAATCACCATTTTGTGACCGCCAAGCTTAATTGGTTCAAATTCTCCTGCTGCCGGTGTTGTATCATAGCTATTTGGTTTCTGCATTGTCTGCTCCTCCTAATTCGTAATAATCTCTAATAATCTTGTCTACTGCTGCCAGATCATTGTCTATGGTCAGTGAATCAAACATACCAATTGGTGATTTGCTGACAGCTCCCTGACTTGCCTGAGTGACAAATAAATGTTTTCCACTTTCTTCAATGCAGCGGAGAACTATTGTAAACATGCCCTCTACGCAAACTTTTTCATCCAAAAGCTTTCCTATTGTCTTTGGTTTTACGTCTCCAGAATCATCCTTATCTTCGTGCATCATAAGATATACAACTTTGCTTTCCGGAACCTTTGTCACAATGAACTGAATCAGATTCCAGAAATAATCACCAATGTCATTGTAAAGTGAGAATACTGCATTACCTTTTCCGGCAGAAGCGTGTCCTCTCATAAAGTGGTTGGTGATAAGATATCCAGCATCATCAATCACAATAGAATCAGCTTTTGATGCAATCAGGCACTTCATTACCTGCTGGTAATCATCTGTAAACCATCCGTCAATTTTCCCCTTGAATGGAAGTGGCTTGTTTAATATTCTGATAAGGTTCCAGTTTTTGTTTTGACAGTTTCTAAGACTGGTACTTTTGCCAGAACCAGATTTTCCAATAATCAATACTGGTGTTGCCATTGTTATTCCTCCTTGTCATAAATCACATGCTTACTGCCCTCAACGATCAGCAAGCTTGCAATATCTTTCATTGATAAGGTTGATTCATTGTAGATTTCAACCAGCGCGTTGTATGCGTCCGGCGAAACTTTCACAACCGGGTTATCCTTATCAGTTGCAGGCTGTTTCTTTCTCGCCGGAATACGGATTTCAAAATCACTCATTGCTTTCCTCCTTATATGCTTTCTGAGCCGCTAAAAGCCCATTTAGAGCCTGTACGTAGCTCGCCAGCGTCCTCGCCTTATACGAACTCTCGATGTAGTTATCAGCTACAAGGGAAAGCTGCTCGTCTATCAGAGCAAGGATTTCATCAATTCTCTCCTGCATCTTTTCTCACCTCGCTAAAGAAACAGTAAACATTGTCAGAACCATCTCCCCGTGCCGGATTCTGCTCGCCGCTCAAAAATGTCCCACCAGCGCAATGATACTCAAGATGATTCAGATACATGTCCGGATTCTCCCAGTCAAGAATGTACGCTTTCCGACTGTTCAGCTCCTTCAGAAGCTCGTTCGCTGTCGTTATCAATTCCATTGTCGGCAAGAGCTTCAATTCCATTTGATTTAGCATTTAACGGGCACCTCCCATCTATTAAGAGCCTAAGAAGATGTTCTTTTGCAAGCTTGCACTGCTCAGCTGACTTCTCTTCAAGCACTTCGCTGTCAGTATATATAGTGTAATTAGCGTCCGGTTTCTTTTCTGGCTCCCATTTTGAGTTCATGACATCAATGTCACAGAAATGAACATGTGCGCCGATACGGAACGAAACGTAAAAATCTGTTTCATTCATTACTCTCCACGCCAGCTCAAAAAGCTCTTTGATTTCTTTCTCAAACATTTCCATTCTCCTTTCTCTCTGGCGTATCAATATCCCAGAGAATTCCATATACGATCATCGTGGTCATTGCCGCCGCAAAAAGCTGTCTGCCCGGTCCACCCCACTGCCAGAAGGGCAGGAATGTGGAAAAGCTTCCGATCAGTGCGGCGCAGATGATATTTTTCAGATTATTCACTGATACCTCCTATGATCCACGCAAGGTTGCTCGCCACCAGTGCAGCGGCCGTTACAGCCCATGCGGTGAACCATCTCCTTGATTTTTTCTTGCTTTCTTCGACAATTTCAGTCGCAAGTGCTACTTCGATATCAGTCCATGTTGGCTGATTTTCGTTTCTAATTTCACTCATATCTAGCTAATTTCTCCTTATTTTTTCTTATTTGTCTTTACAATTAGCAGATAGAGGCTTATAATTAACCTGTATCTACTAAATCGTGCTTAGTAGATGCAAGCTCCGGGGTGGAGGTTTCAGCTCCCTCCGGGGCACTCACTTATTGAGAGCCTCTTTGCCTTTCCAGACATGACCAGTTACTTCATAGACTTTCCTAGGGCTTATGATGTATGTGATTCGGCCACCGGAAAGGCTTTTTGCTGGCTTGTTATTCTGGATTGCTGTCCCGATCGGCAACCATCCGTACACAATTCCTGCTCTAATTGATGTTACAGGAAGTCCGATCAGTTGACTCGCATCAGATACGCTCATACTCTCTGACGAGAACTCTGGCATCTGCGGGATACCAGATATGATTCTCGCAACCTCTGCGGCGAACTGATGAACTTCTGCATTTTCTTTGATGTAAGTATCGACCTCGCTCATTTTATGCTCCTTTCATATTTATTTTTATGAATTTTTTTTACCTTTGATTTCTTCTTTCTCTTTTGAGTTTTGAATGGAGATTTCTTTCCGGTAAAATGTGTAAAATTATTTGCTCCCATTATTTATCACCTATTGTATTTCCTTTCCCCTCTACCTATAATGCTTTTACAGGCACCGACATGCCGAGTATAACGAAAGGGGAATTATATGGTTGAAACAATCACTCGACTGTATCACTGCCACAAGATTCACAAGCATGTGACTGTTTATGAAGAGTATGAGGTTTCTGGTAACAGTCGCCGCCTATTGCGGTGCTCATGTCCATATCATCAATACACGGAAATGAAGCCGCACTGTGATGGGTATAATGACCATGGTTTTCAATGTGGTTATGCAAAAAATCAATAACCAGGCTCACTAACTCATCTGGTCGCTCACTTGGCGATAGGTAACAGTAAAGCCGTAGGTCGCATTTGCAACAGTCTCCACCGGATTCTTTGCAGTGTTGGCTGACGGCTTTATTAAATTGTAATGCGTCTATTGTTTTCACCTCCTGACTTCTTACCACCCTAGCACTAAACGGATTAAAACTGTTGCCACAATTGCTGCAATTGCCGGAATCACATATTCCATAATCGGATGGCGCTTCATATTTTTTACCTCCTTGTTTCGTTTTTTGGATTTTGTGTTATACTCTCCTTTGGAAAGGAGGTGTAAGAATGACTGATAACGAAAAACGCGCACATGATTTAGCCATTGCAGTTTGCGCTGATGTTTGCCATTTAAAGCGTCAATCTCAAGTTGATGCTGGCAAAACTCATGTAACTGTCGATTATTTCGAAGAATACATAAATGCTTATGAATCCGCATTAGAAGCATTCAACGAAAAATATCCATCCGGCAAATAGGTTTCTTATTAATCAAACATGTTAAGGAAATAGGTTTCTTTGATGTTCGCACCATCTTAGAAGCCTTTTTCTTTTTTTTCTTTTTGCTCATAAAATTTGCTCCTTTCTAGTCAAGAACTTTGTAGATGGTTTTAATCTGTCTGTTTACTTTCTGGAATCTTCGGTTCAAGGAACCTATCTGCTTTATCAGGATTCTTGTATTTTGCGATTGTTTCTCCGACACCAAGAAAATATCCCTTGTCAAACTCTGACATATTGGGAACTGCCTTGGTTATTGATTCGAGAATCTTTTTTTCTTTCTCAGACAATGTATTCACTCCTTTCTTACACGTTTTGATTCTTCAAAAGCAACTAAGTCACTTTCTAGCACTCTGTAACCAGAGCCGTTCAGATTGATTGCCGGAAGCTGTTTATTCCGTATCCATCTCCACACGGTAGGAACTTTCACACTATATCTCTGAGCGATTTCTTCGCAAGTGTAAAGACGTTCCAAAAAAATCACCTCCTACTTATTTTTAGTTGCGTTTACCACTTATTTGTGTTATCCTAGTTAATGCCTATTGGCAAAGGAAAGGAGTGGTTATCATGACCCAACTTTTGAATTTGCCTGTTCCCTTTGCTCTTAATCCGTCCGTACTGATACCTCGACAGTCAAAACAGGTCAAAGACGGCTCTGATTGTTTTGTCAGCGATTAGGCATGTTGCAGAACCAAGACTGCGAAAGTGACAATGTGCTTCAAGAAGCATTTGGCGCTATCGGATGTGGCTTCGGCCTGCAAAGTACATAGGGTAAACAAATTTGGAAAAGGACTGTTCAGAATAGCGCTCTGAGCAGTTTCTTTTTATCTAATAAAAGTGTCGGTTCTATCAGATCGTGGTAAACGCTCAAGGTTTTGTTTACCTTGTAAACATACAATAGCACATTAAGTAAACAATGTCAAGTATATTTTTGTTGACTTTGTAAACTTTTTTGTGATAGTATAATTGCATGGAGGTGAGGAAATTGAAAGACAGATTCAAGGAACTTCGGGAAACTCTTTCACTGACGCAGCAGAAATTCGCTGATAGATTGGATATAAGTAGAAACTTTGTTGCTCAGATAGAAATGGGGAACAAAATTCCATCAGAGCGAACCATCAAAGACATTTGCCGAGAGTTCAAAGTCAATTATGAATGGTTGACTGAGGGAACAGGTGAAATGTTTATTCAGAATAAAAGAAAATCCGAGATTGCGGATTTCGTTGGTTCGGTTCTGAATGGAGAAGCAGATAGCTTCAAGATACGATTAGTAGAAATACTTGCTAATCTAAATGAATCAGAGTGGGAAACTCTCCAGAAACTTGCCAATGCTTTGGCAGATAAGAAAGAAGAGTAAAAAGATGGGGACAGGAAATAACTCCTGCCCCTTTTCTTTATTTCAGTCCCAGAAATGATATTATAAATCTAAATATTGTATACAATTGGTCATGGTCTGCTTTTTCTATCATTTCAATAATCTCTTTCTTATAATCCATAAATAACCCTCCCTGTCGCAACTACCACTTACACTACAGTATATGTGCGGCTTGTGGGAAATATAACCGAACATTCGTTCGCTTTCGCTATTATACCACTAATGTTCGCCCTTGGAAACTGCCAGATATACACCGATATGTTTATGATTGCATAGAAATTATTCGTAACATCAAAGATATAGTCTTTTCTGTTTAGTGGCAGGGCGAATAAAAATGGCGGCATGGTCTGCTTTATTTCATGGGCACTATTCTTATGTAGGGTAGAAGATTTGTACGCATTTTGAACAGAATACACTTCTGACTCTTCGCGGATATAATCGTTCACGCACATTGGTAAACAAACAATGTAATTAAGCAAAAGCACAGCTCCTATTATAATTAGTATATTTTTGATTATTTTCATTTTACAAATCACCTAAAAATGTCTATTTACAACTAAATTTAACGATGCTATAATAAAAATAACATATTTAAACATTTTTTTTTGCAAATGGCGAAAACAACGCCCATAAGGGAATGATTTGAATGAAAATTGCGATTTGTGACGATGATAATTTACGAATTGAGATTTTCAAGAGTAGCATTGACCGATATTTAAAAGAGCATGGTGATGGTGGATATACATTAACTACCTACACCAGCGGAAAGCCTTTGATTGACGATGTTTCAGATGGTGAATGGTATGACATTATAATTCTTGATGTCTCCATTAACGGAGAAAATGGCATAGAGATTGCCAAAAGATTAAGAAAGATCGGATACTATGGAAATATCACTTTTTGGACAGAACGCAAAGAATATGTATTTGATGCACTTGATGTGCTACCGGTGCATTACATCATTAAAGGCTCCGAGCATGGAAGAATGTATTCAGTTGTTGAGCAGACTCTTGAAAATATCCGTGAAAAAACGCTTACTATCAAGAACAAGGACTACTTTCACAGAGCTGAATTCCGGCATATTGAATACATCGAAAGCCAGAACAAATACATAATGATCCATTGCACGTGCGGAATATCGCACAAGGAACGAGGAAAGCTCAATGATATCGAACAGAGTCTTGACGGAAGATTTTTGCGCTGCCACCAGAGCTATATAGTTAATATGGACGAGGTAAGCGAAGTAAGCCATTTTTTCACGATGGTATCTGGCGCGATCGTCCCGATCAGGCAAAGAGAACTTGCAAAAATAAGAGAAAAATATGAAAACTACGTCATTGGAGGAAGATAAAGCATGAGCGAAGAAAAAACCAAGAAGTGCAAACATTGTAAGATGGACATTCCAAAAGATGCAAAAATATGTCCACATTGTAGAAAGAAACAAAAAAGCGGAATATTAAAATGGGTTGTATTAATACTTATCATAGGAGTGGTTATCGGTGCTATCACAGACAAAAGTGATTCGGGATCAGATAAAAACACAGCAGCCACTACTTCTACAGAAAAGAAAGAAACTGCTACTAAGCAAAAAGAAGAAGCTACACCAATCGAGTACACTACTGTTTCCGTCAATGATATGATGTCCGATCTTGATAGCAACGCCATGGGTGCATCTGATAAATACAAAGGTAAATACCTTGAGATCACCGGAAAGCTCAGTAACATTGATGCGGCTGGAAAATATATTGATCTCATGGCCGATGGAGATTTTGAGATTATTGGAGTTCAGTGTTACATCAAGAACGACGACCAGAAAGCTCAAATAGCATCCATGTCAAAGGGCGACACCATTACTTTAAAAGGAAAATGTACAGATGTCGGAGAAGTGTTGGGATATTCTCTTGATATTGACGAGATAGAGTAGATAACACGGCTCCTGCTTAACGGCAGGGGCTGTTTTTATACAAGGAGGAAATTATGGCAAAAAGAAAGAAATACCCGAAGTTGCCGAATAGTTTCGGCTCTATCCGCTATCTCGGTAAGGGTCGAAGAAACTGCTATGCAGTGCACCCACCGGCAACGATTGACGTAACAGGAAAAGCAGTTCGACCGCCCGCAATCTGCTATGTTGACGACTATCTGAAAGGGTTTGCTGTCCTGACAGCTTACAAAGCCGGTACGTACAAGCCAGGTATGGAAAAGGAGCTTGAGATTGCCCCTACAACGGATGCAGACGCCCTTGTAAGCCGCATTCTGTCAGACTACAATACATTTAAAGGTGCAGAGGAAAAGCACCCGGAAACGCACAAATTGACGTTCTCAGAGGTGTATGAACAATTCTACGCATGGAAATTTCCAGATGGAACAAAAGCGTCTTATAGCTCGATGGAATCATACAAAACAGCTTACTCAAACTGTAAAACATTGTACAATCACGTATTTGAAGATTTAAAAGCCCCTAACTTGCAAGACGTAATAGATAAATGCACTCTTAAAAAGCAGAGCAAAGCAATTATTTTAACTCTCTTTAAGCAAATGTATAAGTATGCCATTTATTCAGAAATCGTATCAGAAAACAAGGCCTTATACGTAAAAGTTAACGCAAATGATGATACGGAGCATGGCACACCTTTTTCTGATCAGGAGTTGCAAATTTTGTGGGACAATGCTGATGATCCAGAAGTGCAGCTCATACTAATCATGTGTTATTCTGGATGGAGGATTGGCGAAGTATCAAAGCTTTCAATCAATCTCGAAGAAAGATATTATCAGGGCGGTATTAAAACGAAAGCCGGAAAAGACAGGATCGTACCTATCCATTCAGCCGTATATAGTTTTGTTCAGTCAAAAGTGGAATCGCAAGGGAAACTCATAATGTATACGCAAAAACATCATAGGGACAAACTCTTCTACCCTACACTGGAACGTTTGGAAATAACCGGCGACCCGAAACACACGCCGCACGATTGCCGACATACCTTTTCTGCTCTGTGTGAAAAATATGGTGTCCGGGAAAACGACCGAAAGAGGATGTTGGGGCATTCGTTTGGAAATGATGTCACGAACGCTGTGTACGGTCACAGGACACTAGCAGAACTCCGGGCAGAGATTGAAAAGATAAAAGTCCCGTTTGTGACTAACTGTGACTAACCGTTCCTATTTTTATCATTTTTAAACTGTCTTAATCACTCTAACAAAAGTCTGCAAAGCCTTGATTTTACTGGCTTTTCCGCATTTTACAAGGGATTTCGCAAAGACATTTTCTTTAATCTAATTTTAATGAAAATCTTCAATAATCCTTTGTTTATGCGGGTTTTTAGACTTTATTTGTGACTAATTTGTGACTAACCGTGTAAATCTATATCTGTTCATAACATCGTAATTTGACGTAAAAAAAGAGAGTCGGGTTTTTATGCCCAACTCTTTCTTTGACTGTCCGCTCGTGCCGCTGCTAACAGCTCCTATCAGGAACATACAGCTCTTCCGTTCATGCACGGTGGAATCAGTCTGCACTCTTCACTTGTGCGTAGCCACACAGGAAACTTTACATCATAAGTTCAATCCCTGTGCGACTGTTAACAGTATAACTTGCTTTGAAGGAAAAATCAATCAGAACATAAATTTGGTTAAAAGAAAAAGCCCCAAGGATTAACTCCAAGGGGCTTAAATTTTATACTTTTTTGATGTCTTTCGCGGCCACAAATCCGTAGTACTTTCCTGCAATGCAGACATAATACCATGAAGCGCCGTTTGTTGCTTTTTGAGTGAAATTCATTACGTCAACAAGGTTGCCCCTCACAAGCTCAGGCCATTTCTTGATAGACGGATAGTTGTCACCAGCCCACGCGCGTACAACCGTAGATGACGCAGATACTTTTCCGACAAAGAGACGCTGTGTCTTGTTCTGCTTATTGGTGATTGTGGTTGGCTTGCTTTCGGCTCCGTCAACTTGCAAATACTTAGTTGCCGCCCAACCGATGCCGATGCCTACAACTTTAATCTTTGTCCACATACCAAATTTTTCACCGCTAATTTCCACACGGTTTCCCTTATTAATCTGTCCGAGAACATATCCATTAGGTGTCTCACGAACATATAAATCGTCTACTGTTGATGTTGCCGTACCCGTTGCTTTCCATGTGGAAGTTGCTGGCTCATCAGTTCCCCAGTCAATCCAGACATATCCGTCAATTGCAGAATCGTTGATAGCGTAGGATTTGTTGCGTACAGCTCCGCCATTTGCCACCACGCCGGCAGCACTGGAAGTGTTCCCCTCGTTGGTATATACGACACTACCATAGAAGCTGCGGACAGAGCCAACATGGGAACCGTTACGGAATATAATCAACGCACCGACCTTTGGGGATTTATGCCATGTTCCGTTGCTCTTTGCGTGATTCGTGATGCTCTTGCAGTTGTAGAATCCACCGCCCATAATCTGCAACGCTCTTGTGATTCCCAGAACTTTAACCAGTTTCCAGAACTGATACTCTGCACACCATGGCTGAGCCTGACATCCTGGCTGTCCCCAGGAATTTACATCACGAGCAAATCTGGTGTAGTTGTTGTATCCAGCATTTTTCTTAAAATCATCCAGATAAGCATTGCTTTTCTTTTCCAGGTATCCGCCATTTAAAGTATAATAATCACCAAGTTCAAGGAATTTCTGTAATTTTGTTTTTGCCATTGTTGTTTCTCCTTTCTGTGTCGTTCCTCTATAGTCTTTGTAGAACACATTCATATCAACATTTCCGCTGATTCCTGATACTTTTCCATGTTCTGAATACTGCCAGCCTACACCGACCGGAACTCTCAACCGTTCTTGCAATGTTCCGTTATCCAGTTCTTTTTTGGGATAATTTGCGATCCAACAGTCGTACTGCTTCAGAGCGTCTGACAAGCAATTTTTGTACCAGTCATAATTACAATAGATACCGATCTTATAACCGGTTTTTTTCATCCTTGCCAGAAATGCTACGGCAATATTCTCGACCGCCTGTTTACCGAGTTTCCGCTGATTAGTCCACTCAAGGTCGTAGAACACTGGGAAGTCCAGTCCTCGTCCGTTCAGCACGGCAATCACATCTTCCGCTTCGTCAATAGCCTGTGCCGGCGTCAGGGCATATGAATACTTGTACCCACCGACAAGAATTCCGTTGCTCTTGCATCCTTTGTAGTTGTACTCGAACGAGCTGTCAACGCCTGCTTTCTGATAGATTCTTAAAATGGCGAATTTAACGCCGGATTTAGACACTTTCGCCCAGTCTGGTTTTCCTTGATTGGATGAAACATCAATTCCTTTAATCTCCATAACATTTCTCCTCCTTTTTATGAGTAATCTTTCCACCCTTTCCAATCCGCACCCTGCACCTTAGAATTGATATGAATTTTCTGTGAGTACGGTCTTATCAGCATAAGAACCCTTGTAGTTTGAGTCCCTTGGCAAAATCCCATATACATCGAAGCATCTGGATCCGGACGAATGCCTTCCGACAGAATATAAGTTCCTTGTGTCTGCAAAGGGATATCATCAAGTGAAGAATACGTCGTGCCATTGATCACTCTTCCATTCAATTCATTCACCGCTCCAATCACAGTCTTATTGCTTGTTTTAAGCTTTGAAATAACTGCATTTGCTAACCGGTCAACGATCCAGTTCCAAATTCCGCTGAATGTTACCCTTTTGTTTGCTTTTGCGATTGCATCATAGATCATCACATCATCTGCATTTGCAGGCGCTGATTTTATTCCATAATCTGTCCATTTTCCCATTACTGTAATCTCCTTTCTAACTCTTTGATGCGTTTTTCTTGCTCTTTAACCTTTGCGCTAAGCTCCTGTATGGCTTTAATTGCGTAGTTGAGAAGATACGGGCTGTTGATCTGTTTAATATCCATCTCGCCGTTTTCATCGTAACCGCCACCTAGCGCCAAGTTCGGGTCGATTTCTTCCAGTTCGTCGGCAGCCACGAAACCGATGTTTTGGTGTCCGCCTTTTTTCCAGTCGAACTGTCGGACTTTCATGCGATTAACCGTTTCGAGAGCGTCTGTTTCACTATTTTTGATGTTTTCTTTTAGACGGATGTCGGACGGGGTTGAGCCGGAATAAAATTTATCTGTAAAAAAATTTTTTTCGCCAAACTGTCCTCTGATTTCGAGATAGGTTTCAAAGCTAGGCCCAAGGTCGGAGTTTCCAGTCTGTGTTTGACCGCATCCGATAAACGCCACTTTTTTCCCGCTGGTTCCAAGTGTAGCTATAGGACTTCTTCTGACAGGGTTTCCCCCACCGATCTGCTCTGAATCTTCGAACGTGAAATTTCCTTTCACATATGCGCCGCCTTTCAATCCAGTAGCTCCTGCTACTGAAAGGGTTCCACTCGTTGTCAAATTTTTACCCATCGAACAGCCGTCAGTATATACAGCATTCGCATTTACACGGATAGCATTTTCCAGATACCGGATGATATAACCGTCCCACGTGTGATCAGTTCCTTCCATCCATAATTCTTCAACACTAGAGTTAGAATCTTTTTTTGCCGCATATAGTCCATACTTGCCAAAACGGAGTGCCTTATAATTATTTACATCAGTATAATCCGTGTACAAAGTCATTCCTGCTGTACTGAGAGTGACTTTCCTTTTCTTCCCAGTTTCATCATAATAATATAGACCGCTTCTCAATAATCTCAGTATTGTTACAGTGTCATTATCAGCACTGTTCATCGCCATTCCACCGTTAGTCAGCCGGAGAACTTCTTCTCCATTTTCATCATATATCTTCAACTGGCCATTTCCATTGTTCGCTCCACCAAGCGCAAGCGTTCCACCTTTTGCAGCATTGAATGAGATATACAGCTTTTGGTTCCCACTTTCGTCCTTTTCGTAGTACAGTCCCTTGAACTTTCCGTTGTCTGACAGAATATCGACAATCTGCTCCTGCGTCAGTGACGCCACATCAACCGCAATGGAAAAAGTCTGATAGTCCGCAAGTTTGGTTTTCGACTGGTCAAAATACAGTGAAACCTTGAGCATGTCATGTGCATTGAGCGAAAGGCTATTAACATTGATGCTCAACCGGTCAAGTGCCGCAGTCTGTGATACCGTGAGTGCTGACCATGTAGCGCCGTTGTCGGTGGATTTTTCAAGTTTCCACCAACCTTTTTGCGACTGTGCAATCTCGCCGTTGCCGTCCCTGTAAAACGAATCTACAATGAGCGGCGCCGGTGTTATCTTCTTGTCTGCTCCCATCAGCAACACATCCGCATTACTTTGGAAGAAGTAAGTTCTTCCGGCAGTCCCCTGTTCGCCCTTAATCTTTGTCCAACTGTATTTTGTTGGGTCTGTGCTATCATCCGGTGTGTAATCGGTATACTGCCCGATATACAGCTTATTGACACTATCATCCACGGAGAAACCTGTTCTACCATCCGCACTGTTGGCATATGCGATATGGAAGTACGGCGTCTTTCCGTCCGCTCCCGGTGTTCCCGGCACGCCCTGCGCTCCGTTTGCTCCCTTAATCAGTGACCATGTATACTTCGTCGGGTCGGTGCTGTCGGCTTCCACGAAATCCACGTACATTCCAATATATTCACGGTTTCCGTCGGATACCGAAAAGTCTTTCGTTCCATCCGCACTGTTGGCATA